GTAGTGTCCGCAAGGCGTTGTCCTATGCCGTTTTATCGGGCGCTCCGGCCAGGCGCCGGGCGGCCCGTCCGGCGGCCCGCCGGCTAGCGTCCAAACGGTTATGGCAAAGTTGGCAAAGAAAAGCAAGGTTCCCCGGGTCTACGTTGGCCGGGTCATGGTCTACGGTATGGGCAACCGTGCAAACGATTCGGACGGGTCGAAAGGACGCGGGCGGGTATAGCGGGGCCGGCGGGATATAATGCCAGAACCCCCCGCCAGGGTCCCGCAAGCCTCTGGCGTGATTATCGACCCCGCAAAATTCGCAACGGTTGGCGGCGCGGGCTTGAATGGCGGCCCGGATTTCCTGCCAATTGGCCGGGTAGCGGGCGCGGTTTTCGGGGCGGATAGGCATTATGGCACCGCCTCAACGGGGGCAAAGGGGCCAAGGCCGCCCCATTGTTCCGCCATTGCGTCCGCAATGCCCTGGTAAGTCCGGGACCGCAATTGCCAGCGGTCCGGGCTAGGGAACATTGCCCAAACCCGGGGGTCCCGACCGTCAACAATGTTTGTCGGGGTTAGGGGCGGCAAATTCTTTAGCCAAAGGCACGTTGCCTTAGTTTCGCCATGCCCATATTGCCAAGGCTGTATAATTTGGTCCGGCTTGCGGTATATGCTGGACATAATAGAAACGGGGTTTTCTAGGCAAGTCCGGGGAATTGCGGAATTCGCCATTTCCAGAAAAAAGGCAACGCCTTCCGCCTGTTCCTTTTGTTTGTATTTAAACCAACGCGACCCGGATACCGCCAAATGGGTGCAAGGCGGGTGCGCTATCATAAGGTCCCATTCGTAATCCAACATAATAGGGCGAACGTCCCCCGCAAAATGGAATTGCGCCTTTTCTTGCGAAAACAAGTCGTGTCCATAGGAAAGGTCGCAACTATATGCGTCATGGCCCCGGGCGCGGAAGGCGTCCCGGACCGTCCCGGAGAATTCGCAAGCAACCAAAACCCGCATAGCCGCCCCCTTAAGGGGGCCAGCATATGCGGATTATTGCGGCTATGTCAACGCAAAAGGGGCGCCCCCTTCCCGGGCTTGCGGGCATGGGAATTGGCAACGCGGCGCCGCAATTCGGCCCGATAGAACCGGCCGATAACTAGGGCGCCGCGGGCCGCCTCAACGTCGCCCGCCTTGCGTTTGGTGCGGGCGATTCCCGCAAAAATCCGCATGTTCCTTAGCAGGGTTTCCCGATGCAAGTTGGCGGGCCATTCCTTACTAGCGCCCATTGCTGGCCGCCTTGAGGCAGAAAACCCAACCGCGGTCCGTTTCATAGGCGGAATAAACGGCGGGCGCCGATTCCGGCACAACGTCCTCAAGCGTTACTTCAATGGTTCCGCAACGCGGGCAAGGGTACTCCCCGGCCAGCATGATTTCCGCGGCAAATGAATTTACGGCGGCGCCGCAATCTATGCAACGCCAAACCCTATCGTCCCCGCGGTATCCCGGACCGCAACGGTTTTCCAGTTTGCGGACCGTCAAAGCCTTGTAATTAGCCCAAACCCGTTCCGCTTTGTTTTCCGCCGCTACATACTCCCGCCAGATTTCCCCGCATTCCTGCCCGCCAGAATCCCGCCAATCCCGCCAAGCCGCCGCGGCTACTTGGTCAAAAAAGCCCGCCTTATCCCGCGTTTTCTTTCCCATTTCCCGCCCCTTTCGGCTTCAATCTCCACCTACCATGCCATTACTTTAATTCCCCTGTCCGGCACAAGCTAGGGAAATTTTAGCTTTTTCTGGCAATACCTTGAAACTGGTCTTTTGGGCCATAAATCAGGGGTCCGCCCGGCGGCGCCAGCTTTCCGGCAGGGTTCGCCCGGAATATAATTGGGAATGTTTTAACCCGTATGCGGGCGAATAATGCCGCAACCCATTGCAGCATATACATAAAGCGGGGCGCCGCTTTGTGGAATATTCCAGCCCGCGGCGCCCCGAAACCGCTACCGCGGGAGATTTCCCGCGGCCCGGGCTTCACGGCAAGCCGTATGGTCTAGCCCCGCGTCCGCCAGCCCGCCCCATGGCGCCGGCTGGACTAGGACCCCGAACCCGATAGGCCGCAAGCAAATGGTACAAATTTGGTCGGCGTCCCGGCGGATTGTCGCGCAATCCGCATGGCGGCAAGGCGTTTTGCACGGTCCTAACAACGTCCCCGCCGGGTGCATGTAACGGCTTGTCATGTTAGCCCCTTTCGGATTCCTGCCCCCTGATATGTCCCGGCGGCCGTCCGCCGGGCCGTCCGCGGGGCGGGCCTATTGCCCGGTCCGCCCCGCGGCTTGGCGCTACCTAGTCCGTCCCTGCATTTCTTGAGCCTTTCGGACGAACCCGAATATCCGCCGGCAGGAACCAGACCGGAAGGCTATAGCAATTCAGCATTTCCCGATGATTAAGTCCTAGCGTATGGTCAATTTCATGCAATAGGACCTGCGCCAACCGCTCGATTGTCCGGCGGTCCAGGGCCGCCAGCCCAACCGCCCGGCGCCCGCCGTCCCCGACCGCCTCAACCCTGGCCGCCGGCAACATCATTCGGACGAAAGGCCGCCCAATCCATGCCAGGCCATGCGGCCAAGCGCCCCGCGCCGGAACCCATGTAACCCGGTAGCGGCGCCCGGCGTAGGCTCCCCGTTCCTTTAGGCAGAGAATTGTTAGCCGCCGCAAGTCCCGGGTATCGTACCGGGTCCGGTTGACTAAAACCAACTGCCCGCCATGCTGTACCATGGTCCGCCCCTTTCGCGTAATGTCAAAGAACCCAAATGGCGGGGCAATCCGCCATTTCCCGCTTGAATAAGTATATCATAATGGCGGGAAATGGTCAAAACGTGGTCCGTTTGCCATATTTGGGCCTGTTTTGGAAATGACAGTCCGTTGCAGACTATCATATATGACCATTATTAGCCGAATGGCGGACGGGCTTTCCGGGCGGGTTGCGCTATTTGGCAATTGGCGGCGGTTTGCGGCGGGGCTGGCCGATGCCGGCCGGCGGCGGGAACCCGCCTAAATGCGGGACGGTTGCGGACTTTCTTGATTATTCGGTCAAGGCGCCGCGTTTGCGACCGTCAAATATGTAAATGACGGTCCGTTGCGGACCCTATTGCCACAATTCGGCGGTTTCTGTTTCCAGAAATGCGGGGGCTGTAATGGCAAAGTTGCGGCCCCGGGCGGTTCTGGCGGGGCTGGCCGATGCCGGCCGGCGGCGGCGCCAGGCCGGGCCAGGCGCGGCCGCCGCCAGCCGGGGCTACTCCGGGGAAGGGGACGGCGGCGCGGACGCCACCGGGCAACCGCGGCGCCAGGGGGCTATTTCAACGCGGCGCCCGCGGCAAACCCGACCATAGGGGCTAACCACGTTATTTGCCTCTGCAACCACGACCCGCGAAGTTGCTTTTGATAGGCAATTTCCGCATTGGCGCCGGCCAGGGCGGCGGCGGCCGCGGCCGAATCGGCGCGGGCTTCCGCCCGGGCCAGGACTTTTTCGATTGCAACCCGGGCTTCCGCGTCCCGCCAGCAATCGGTCAAGTCCTGTTCCAAATCCTCAACGTATGTTAGCAGGCTTTCAACGTCCGCCGCTACCGGCGCCGGGTTTGCGCTGGCGATACTCCCGCGCCCGGGCCAAGGCCCGGCGCAAACGCTCGTTAGGGCTAAGGCTAGCGCGATATGCCGCCAATTCATTTTGTCCCCTGTCCCGGGCCGCCGCCGCTTCCGCGGCCAGCCGGGCCGCCGTAGCCGCCGCGGCCCGCCGTTCCGCGTCCCCTACGGCCGCCGCGGCCGCGGCGCCGGCCGCCGGGTCCGGCTTGGCCCCCGGGCGCCGGCCCAATAGCCCGCGGGCCAGCCCGGCCAGCCCCAAGGCCGCCAAGGCGCCCAATAGCAGCTTGATAAGGTCCTTATCCATGTCACCCTTTCGGCGGGGCAAGGGGCGCCATAGCCGGCGGGCGCGGGCATGGACGCAACCGCCAAACGCTAATGGCGCCCCCGCCCTGTTTAGCCCTCAACCGGAAGCGTAGGCCCCTGGCCCGGGTCCGTCCGCGGAACCGGGTTAGCCTTTTCCGGCCCAAACTGCCGGCCGCCGAACCCTTCCGCAATGGACTTGGCGCCGGACTTTACTGCACTTTGCGCGAAGTAAAACGCCAGGGCGCCAATAATCGCGTTACAAGCGTTAACCGATAGCGGGTGTCCCGTCCATTCAAGGGCCAAGATTGCCATAATAGTAATCAGGATAATCGAATAAGTCCGCCAACCTAGAATGCCCTGCATGGCAAACCCCTTCCGTTCCTACGTTTCCAACACCGCCAGGGCCGCCGCCAATGAAACGATTTCGGCTTTCCCGGCAACCATGATTTCCCCCCAACTTGAGGGATTCGGCCTAACGTCAACATGGACGAAATACTCCGGGACATAAACACCCGTCCCGCCGGCCACAAATTGCGGGCAACAAGCGGCGGCCCGCCACAAGGCCCGCAAGCCGTTTATTTCGCAACCGGGCAAGGTCAAATCCGCCGCCCAAGTCCAACCGCCAGCTTGCGGCATATGCTTAGACTCCGGGGCGGCGCCCGGCAACGTCGCATTGTGCGCCCTGCATCGGCTCCCGGATCGAATAATAACGGGCTTTCCGATCAAGTCCCGGATATGCTGGATTCCTGCCACAAGGTCCGGGTGCGGGTCCATTAGCCCGCAACCGCAATGGCAAGCGAATTCGACCCGGTTAAAATTTCGGCTTGTGTCGCCCATTATTCGCCCCTTGTCAAATGCCCGATAAGTAAAGATTCAATCCGTTTCGTAGCTTCCGATTGCGCCCAAGCGGAAGCCTTCAAATAAGCCGCGGCCGCGGCCGTATCTCTTTCCGACTGTTCCGCCGCGGCCGCCAGGCGCGTAATCGCGCTGGAAATTTCCTTTGTCATAGGCTCAAGACAAGCCCGGCAAGGCGTCGAATCGCCGTTATTTTTCTTGTTTTTCCGGTCATAGTAGGCCGTGAATGCCAATAACAGGGCCAGAAAACAAGCCGAAAGCGTAGCAACGTCAAGCGTAACCGTTGCTTTCGCGGCCGCCGGTATTGATTGCGCCAAAAATACCGCCATTTAACGAACCATTCTTGCAACGGCTATTGACAGCATAGCGGCGGCACCTAGCCAGTAAATAGAAGCCCTAATTTTTGAGCAAACCATAATTGGCGCCCCCTGCTATGGTGATTCTGCCGGGTAATCTTCCCGGGCCTTTACCCGGATAGCGTGTAGCGTATTGGCCGGCGTGCTATCGGTTTCCATTACCTTAGCCCAAAGGGCTTGGACCATGGCGGATTCCGTCATTCCGCCCGCCAATTCCGCCGTGGCCCTCTGGACGATATAGGCCCCGGCTATATCCGCGGCCAAGTCTACGGCAATTTGGTCCGTTATTTCGCCCTCTGTCGGTTCCGTAACCCCGCCGTCTAGCCAATCAAGGCCGGCGTAATCGTCCCCGACTAGCGTATAAGGGGACCCGGGCGCCAGGGTCTTTAATGCCCGCTCGATTTCCGCGTTTGTCAAGGCTCCCCCTATGGCATTGCGCCGGGGCGCAATGCGATAACGTCAACGCTAGACGCGGCCCGCCAGCGGGTAGCCGCATCCGAATCTGATTCGGCCCGATTTATATAGACGGCGCCACCGGACGGGGCTTGGACTTGGACCCCGGCATAAAACGTGGTTCCCGTAGTTGCGCCCGCTAATTTCCCGACAAGGGTAATATTTACGCCCATTCTGTCGGCGTAGGTCCCGGACGGGAAGGCCGGAATTATCGCGGAAACGCGGGTCCTGGACCCGGCCGCCGCGCCTATACGTTGGTCCGAACCATTGGCGTATAGCTTGATAAATCCCGGCGGGCCGCCGGCCGTAACGGCGGCCTGTATGTTGGCGATAATCAAGAATTCGTTTCCGGTTGTATTGTTAACCATAACGGTTGCTTCTACGTTGGGATAATTGACGAAACTGCCCGATGTCGTGGTGAAGGGGGTTGTATCGGCTTGACTTGAAATGGCGGCAACCGTGCCGGCCGTTTCGGCCGTAGAGGCATCCGGGAACGTAAGGACCCCGGACCGGAACCGCAAGGCCCCGTTAACGTCCAGCATGGCCGCGGGCGCCGCGGTAGCAATTCCGACATACCCGTTAGACCGCTTTAGGACAATTCCTTTTGTCCAATCCCCGCCGGCCGCCAGCGTCCAGGGGGCCAAATGCAAATAATCCCCGGAATCGGCGGACCTTGTATGGGCTATAAAGCCGTTGGTTTGTAGCCCTAGCATGGCGTCCGCGTCCGCGTAGAAGCTGCCCCGAATTCTGGTATCGGCCAATAGTGAAATGGCGTTAACCGGGTCCAAAGGCAGGGTAATCCAAGCGGAATTTGCCTGGTTGCGAACCTTTACGCAATTCGCGGTTGTATCTAACCACCGCAAACCGGCATAGGTTGTGGCGGGGGCGGACGCCCCGCAAAACCACGAACCCAAGGCTTGCAAGGCTGTATTAAGGTCCGCCCGTATGGACGCCCCGGCCGCGTTGTCTAAAATCAAATCATGTTGCGACATAGCGCCCCCCGTTAATAGGTATACAGCACGACCCGCAATTGTGAAACCACAATATTATAGGCAGGGTCAAGGCTTGTAAGCTCCGCCCGGAATTCAAAATAACGGGCGTAAAGGTCGGTCCCGGCGCCAATCAAAACCCAATCGCCCCATGCGTCCCCGGACGCAACCTTGCAATGGGTCCAAATTTGAATGTCCGTTTTATTGACCCCGGCCCCGTCAAAATCGGGCCATGAATCAATAGGATTCGTCCTAGCGTCGATTAAGTCCTGATAATTTTCATTGCTTACCGCTAGCCCCGGCTCAAGGTGGAAATATCCGGCCGCGGCGGCGGTATAGCTATTGTCAAATTCGTATGTACCGGCGGGAGCGACCGCGCCGGCCACAACCGCCAGCTTAAGGCAACCCGCGTCAACCTGGCAATTGCTCCCGCTGCCCGCAAAGGCGGAATCCTCTTGGACGGTCGCCAAATATGTAGGGGTCCAGGGGTTAGGCCCGCTGGTTACAACCATGGCCGCGTTGGGGGATTCCAGCCCGCCCGCGTCGATTGCCTTAACCATATAGGTTCCAGACAATAAAGGCAGGGCTACGCTTGTGGCATTCCCCGGCAAGTCCCCGCCGATGTTATAGGCGGACGCCCAAGCCCCGCCAGATAACACGGCTTGGTGCTTTACCCGGATTGCCCCGCCCTCTAAAACGTCCGCGTCCGTTGCCCTGTTCCATGACAAAAGGGCCATGCCGGAAATTGTCTGGACTTGCAACCCGGTTAGGTCTGCCGGAAGGGAACCAATGCCGGTTATGGTTCCAACGGTTGTCCCGGAATAGTCGGATTCGGCGCCCCAAGCGTTTATTGCTTTAACGCGGAAATGATAGGTTGCCGGCAACAAGTCCAGAATTTCCGCGGCCGGCGCCGTTGTCCGCGGCAGGACCGTCCAGACCGGCGCCGCCGCCTCTTTGTATTCGATTTGGTAGGCCGCGAAATAAGGGGAATCGTCGGCGGCCCATGACAGAACCGCCTTGGACTTGACTCCGGCGCCCGGGCGCGTCGAATAAAGGGCTTCCGTAAACGTCGGGCTTGGCGGAACGTCGATTTCCCGGAAGTCCGGTAAATTGGTATTCGGGGCCGGGTCATAGTCCAGAATGGTGCCAAAATCGTAGGCCGCTAGGGCATATTCCATAACTTCAACGCGGACCGAATATTCGCCAACAAGTTGCATAGCGACAACCCGAAATTCCTTATAGGACCAACCCGGGAAGGCATGGTTTATATACACAACGTCCCCTGGCGCCGCTTTCAAGCCCTGTATTGTCGCATTGAATTGCGCCCGAATACTCTGCCGGGCCTGGTTTAGATTGATCGTGGCAATTTGCTTGGCCCGTTCCGGCTGGACGGTCCCCGGTAATTCAATGGTCCGCTCAAGAATCGCCCCGTTATCCTGCAAACGTAGTGTCGGGGAATCAATGCTAATGATTTCCTCTTGATAGTCCCGCTCCGCGTTGAAATAACGGACGTTTACCCGGTTGACCCGTTCCGACACCCCGCCTATTTCAATATCCCACCCGCCGGTTATGTTGCTTTCGTCAAACGTAAATGCGGGGGTTTCTGGTTTGTCGATAATCAGGCGCCATAGCCCCCCGGACCGTATCAGGAAAGCCCGGCATGTCGTTAGCATTGCCCGCAAGTTGTCAATCGGCAAATTCCCGGTATCTATAACCATATCCAGGGTATACCGGGCTTGCGATACTCCCCCAACCGTAACCATTTGGTCGCAATAATTTGCCGCGTCCGCTATAGCGGAATCGTCAATTTCCGCTTCCGGGACCCGACAACCGTAAACCAAATTGGTTAGATAGTCCCGGATACACAAGGCGGGATTATTGCTATAAGCTATAGCGTCTGTACGCGGGTCATAGACGGTCCGCCCCTTGCAATCGGCGCGGATTGTCGGCGTATTCAGGAATATATCGGCGCCGAACCTTAGCCGTAAATATAGGTAGGCTATCCCGGGGCCGGCATGGTCCGGCGTGGTCCATTCCGGGCAATAATCCGATAATACCGGGTCTGTCAATTGGTCTAGCGTCCCGACCGCACCGGAATAGTATTTGATATGGTCCGTACCTTGCCACCGTCCGTCCGAAGCCGTCCATTCGTCTACCCAAATCCCGTCAAGTCCGCCAACCGCGACTTGCTCAATCGGGCCTTCCGATAGAATCAAAACCAGATTCAATTTATCGCGGGCTTGGGCTATGGGGCCGGTAGGCTCCCCGGAAGCCGCCATAAATGCCATAGTCCCGCCAAGGCGGCGTTGGCCGTAAAGGACCGGAATAGGATTGGCGCCGCCCTGGCGGTCCGCCTGAATTGATTGCAGGGCCAGCGGGACATGGGCGCGAAGCCCCAAAATTTCGGTTTCAAATAATGAAACCCCATAGGCAACCGTGCCGCCGATTGCCGCCGCGGCCAGGGCGCCATAGGACGCGGCCGCGGTAGCCGCGGCGGACGCGGCGGCGGCGGACGTTATGGCGACGATTGCGGTTGGCATTGACTTGCCCCGATTCGATTCTAAGCGTTTATTTCCGGCTCCCGGGTCCTAAGTCCCCGGGTCCGCCGCTTGCGCCCAATGGCGGGCAAGCGGCGCGGTTTTCCAACCTATATGCCGCGTATGGCCCCGCAATTTCCGCCATATGGACGATAATAACCCCGGCCGCCTCTGTAGACGTTAGGGCATTCCGCCCAAGGCATACCGCCGCCCGTTCCCAAGGTTCGCCGTTAAACTGGCAAACCAGTATGTCCCCAATTGACGCCAGGGCGCCGGGCCTTGATTCATAGCCGGCAAGCTGTAAAAAAGTTGCCAGCGGCCCGCCCATGCCGGCCCCCAATGTTTCAAGGCTAATTTTTGCGGCCGTCCTGGCGGCTCCGGCCGGCGTATCGTAAGCCGGGACCGCGGCCAGCAAGTCCCGCCCGGATTCCATGGACGCCAGCTTTAGGGCAAGCTGGTTACAATCGTTTTTCCCCCATTGGAACGGCTCCCGGTTCCGCAAGGCCGCCCATGCTAAAAGCCGTATTTCCCGCCAAGGGTCCATTATGGCCCCTTCCTTCCCCAACCAACCGCATTCATAACCAAACTACAGAATTCAAAGAAATTATCCCCCGGGGCAAAAAGCTGAAATTCATCCTGGGCCGTATGCCGTCCGCTATGCTGTTCCATGTTTGCCCAACATGACCCGGAGGTTATCCTAACAATTGCGGCGCCGCTTTCGGGGTCATTCGTAATAGAGGCCCCGGTTATGACCCCCTTAAATATCTCAACCGGGACGCCAACCGAATTGGTAGATTCGTCCACAAGGGGACGATAAACCGTTATGGGCCGAAAGGCGTAATCGACCGTCAAGAATAGGCTAACATATTGTGAATCGACCCCGGACAATTCCATGCTTATTTCGGTGTTTTTTAGGTCCGCGGTTTCCTCTATGTCGCCAATGGTCAATAAATGGGCGGCGGCAAGGTAGGTATTATCGCCATATATTATTGGCCGCATGGCATTTGTTAGCCGTATAGTCCCCGTAGAACCGCCCATTTCCAGCACAACCAAAGAAACCGGGCGATTTGTCGGGTTTGACAATTCCGCTTGCCATGCCGCGGCGCCCCTTGTCATTATTCTACCGCCTCTATAAATGCGGCGGAAAGGTAATAATGGCCGCGGCTATCAATAATCGTTTCTATTGTATCATCCTCAAGGGCAACCGTAATGGGGACGTTTTGAATCGTTGCCGGCTCAAGATTTTCTTGGTTATACCCGGTCGGCGCCGGGCGGTCCAATTGCAGCAAGGCGTTTCCGAAGGCGTCCGCGCTGGCGTCCGCGGCCAGAACGTAAACCCGCGGGCTGTTTGTGAATCGCACAAGGTCCCCGGCCCGCATGACATTAACCGCGGAAGCCTGGAACCCGGCACAATAGACGGCTCCGGCAACCGGAATTTGCAAATCAATAACGTCCCCGGTCGTTTCTGCATGGGCCGGGGGCTTGTCCCGAATATCGCAACCAACCCCCCAAACATAGGAACCCATGTTAGCCGTACCGCCAGGGCCGGCGGGATAAACGCGAATTGAAAAATTATGCCCGTTTATCCCCCGCTTAATTCCGTCAACGTAAACCCCGATTCGATACCAACCGCTCCCGACCGATTCAAAAAAATAACCGTCCGTCTGGTACTCTCCAACGTATGCCAGGATTCCCCCGGTCCAGCCGAAAGTAACGATATGGTCCGCTGGCGCCGTAGTGTCCAAAATGTTTAGGCAGAATTGGGTTGCCGTCGATTCCTTAACATAAACCCATGCGACGTTATCATAAGAAAGGTTCCCGACCGCAACCCCGATATAAGTATATGCCGTTGTATCAATTACTTTCCAGCGTTGCGCGGCTCCGCCGTAAGGCCCGGTTGTCCCGACTCCCTGGATACAATGGGAATCGGCAACCCAACCGCTTGCCGTCAAATCGGACGAATACGGAACCCGGTTGGACGGCAATAAAACGTATGGGCCGGCCTGTATCCCGTCCGCGAAATATCGTGTTTTCTTATACCCGCCCGCGGACGCCCCTACGTTGACCATGGCGCCCCATGCCAGAATATCCCAATCCGGCCAGCTTCTATCCCAATGGTAAATTTGCGCCCTAACCCCGATTGAGTATATGGGAATTGTTGCGGTTACGGTAAATCTTTGCCATACGGTTGTTACCGTTGCGGTTAAAGAGGCATACGTTGTGGATGACGGTTTTTCGCGCAACAATAGCCGGCACGTTTGGGTTGCTCCGGTATTGGACTTTAGCCAAATCGAAAACGTAACAGTCTGCCCCGGGCTTTGAAATTCTTGATAGATTTTCGACAATAGCCCGGTAGGCAAAAATATTCTGTCGGCGTTACCGAATCCGCTAGGATTGGCGCCATAATTCGCGGTAACGGCGGCGCTAGCCTCTAAAACCCAAGCCGCCCCCGCGAATGTTTCCGACCAAAGCAAAAGGTTCCAGCTTGCCGCGTCCACAAGCCCGGAACCGCGGGGCGCGGTCTGCCCGGCAACCGCGGCCGCAAAAGTCCCGTAGCGCCCGCTTTGACCCGCCAGGAAGGCCCACAACGGCGCCCATGCGGCGCGGGTAAGGGGTCCCCATGTAGCGGACAACCGGAACCGTGCCGCGTCCAGGCTGGCCGCCAGGGCGGCCCCGCCGGGGGCTACGGACGCCAACCCGAATTCCGACCGCGATAGGGTAAGCCCGCGGGGCTTAGGGGTTGCCGGCAAGGTCCCGGGCATTAATAGGACTCCACGAATTCAAGGGTTAGGCCATAATGCGGAACGGAATCCGCGTCAACTTCCGCAAGGTCGGTAGCCAGCCGGACGTTATAGGGAATATCACGAACCGTTATGGCGCTACCGTCCGCCGGGGACGATAACAGGGCCGGAGAGATTTGGATTGCCGCCACCCCGTTTGCATCGGAATTGGCGTCCGCCGTTACCGTATAAACCTTTGTATGCCCGGGGACTTGGGCACAATCGCCCGCCTTGAGTATGCCCGCGGTTGCCGGCGTCCAACCGGCGGCATAGAGGGTGCGCCCCGCTTGGGCGCCGCCGACCGCGGCGGCCGTAGTCTGGACCCGGTAGCCCGGGACCGTAAACCCGTCCTCTACTTGGAATCGCCAAACATAAACCCCTAAGTCCCCCGGCCAGCAATTCGGATAGAAGATAACGCGGCGCCCGTTCCCGACAATCCCGCGGGCCGTGGCATTAACATAAACCCAAACCCTATAGACGAAATTGCCGACATACTCAACCCCGGAACCGTCAATATTCAAGCTGGAACCAATGGACGGGACCCCGGCCGTCCACGACAATATGACCCCATGCGAAGCGGCGGTTACATGGTCATAAAGGCGGATTCCGGTAGCGCCAGCCGAACCGGCGCGGACATAGCAGGAAAGGATATTATGGGCCGCAAAGCTGCCAACAATTTGCTGCAAACTATCCCAAACGCTAGTGCTATCGGAATGCCAATATTCCATTTCTGTTAAATCAGGGGACGCCCCGGCGGCGGAACCCCCTTGGGTTATTAAGGCGCCTTTCGTCCAGCTTGCCCCGCCGTAATTATCGGAATCCAGGACTTGATTTTGCCTGTTCCGCGTCACCGGGGTCCCGGTTGCAACGCCTAACGGGGTTCCAAGCCCTACCGGGAATAGCGAAAACGTCCCGGCGGACCCGCGTTGGGTTTGCAACCAGGCCCACAACGGGCCGAATTCCGACCGATCAAGCGGCGGGTAATCGTAGCGGAAGCCGAACCATTGCGCCCCGCCGGCAACGGCACACACCCGCCGCTTTCGGTTATGGGTTAGGATTTCGACATTGGGCGCGGTCAATCGCAGGGCCATGCCGGACGGGACCGGCGTAACCGGGTAGGTTCCGGCCATGCTAGGCCCTTCCCCCGCCGCGTAGCGGGCCGCGCCGGCCGCGCCGGCTGTATTCGGATTCAATCTTTGCCGCTATCGGGCGGGCCATGCGGTTAACCATTTCAAGCCCGGTCCGGGTGTCCAGGGCGCTAATATGGATATGCACCGCGCCGATTCCCCCGCCGCCAGCCCCGGCGGCCGATACGCGGCCGGCGGCGGGGAATTCCACAATTTCCGGCCCCCGCTCCCCGGTTAAATAGCGGACCCCGGGGACCACCGGGCCGCCGTAAGCCCGCGGCATAGGCGCGGGTGTCACCGGAACGTAAACATCGGCCCGCGGTCCGACCGTGCTTCCGCCGCCGGTTGCGGCTTTCGGCTTGAAAGCGTTAACGATTGGCCCGGTAATGTATTGGGTTAGCAGGGCGCCGGCAATGTCCATAAGGATATTTTCAGCGAATGCCCTTAGTGATTCCAGCCGGTTTTCGGTGGCGGTAAAGGCGTCCAGAAAAGCGTTGGAAAGGTCCGCGGCCGACCGTTCTGCAATGTCCGAAAGCGTTGCCAGAACCGCGCCCATTCGCCGTCCGCCGTCCTCTGCCTGATCGGTGGCGTCCCGGTATTCCTTTTCAAACAGTTTGATAGCCCGCCAATAGGTTTCCGCGCCTATTTTGTTGGCATCGTATAGCCCTTTGGACATTGCTAGGGCGTCGTTATACTTTTCCAATGGGGTTCGCGTAGCCTCAAAAAGAGACTCGGCGGTTTCGGCTATATTTGTCTGCCCCATGGCAATCCCGTCCAGGGTTTTTCCTACCTTATTGGCGATTGCGTCCAAATAGTTTGCGTCCGCTTCCGCTTGCGCCCGGTAATAGGCCGGCAACTGAATGGCGCCTTTCTCTAATAGCTTTCCAATCCTTTCCAATTCGTCGGCATATTTTTCGTAAGGCGTCCGCAAAGATTCGGTAAGTTTGGCGCCCTCTTTCATTAATTCCGCCTGTTTTTCGGTGGCGTCATTCACAAGGGCCAAATCATAGGCGTAACGGTTGGCCGCGGGGCTGGCCTGTTCCTCTGTAACCTTGCCCCAATTCGCTACCTTTTCCGTTAGATAGGCGACCGATTCGGCGTAGCGTTTCCCGATACCGCCGGGCAACTTTGCCAAAACGGAATGGGCCGCAATTTGCGCCTTTGTCCATTTCAGGGCGGCCCGGTCGAAAAAGTCTATTGCTTCCGGGATTTTGACGGCTAGCCAATTGGCGAAGTCCGCCAGGACGGGGCCAAGGCTAACCGCAATTGATTGGCCTAGCGCCAACATGCCGCCTTTAAGCCGCTGCATAGCATCGTCCGTAGCGGCCATTTTCTTAACGCCAGCTTCGTCTAATACCAACCCTAGCTTTACCGCCTGATCGAACATTTCCTTAATTCCCGCGGCACCGCCGGCCAGCATGGGGATTAAGTCCTGCCCGGCCTTTCCGAAAAATGCCATTGCCACCCTGGTACGTTCTGCCGGCGCCTGTATCTTTTCCATGGCCGAAACAATCGACAAAAAAGCCTGTTCCGGCCCGGAAGCAACTAGCTTTTTCGCGTCTAGGTGTAACTTTCCAAGCATATCGCCAGCGGGTCCGCCCTTGTCGGCCGCTTCCGCTAAAGCCTTATTCATTTTCCCGACCGCGGCCGCGGCGCCGTCTAAATCTGTTCCCGATTGCTCCGCGGCATATTTCAGCTTTGAAAGGGTCCCGATGCTAAGGCCCGTTATGCTATGCAAATCGTTTAAGCGGTCCGCCGCGTCATTTGCATTTTTGATAAAGGCAATAAAGGCGCCAGCGGTTAGCCCGGCGCCTAGCGCGCCAAGGCCGCCTTTAAGTTTGCCGGAAAGTTTGTCCAGCCTCTTAAACCCATTAGACGCGGAATTAATGGCCGCTTGCGTCCCGTCTACGGCGGTCAACTTATATTTGGCCTCTGCCCTTGTCATGGTGCAAGCCCCCGGCAAAATAGCCTAGCCAAAGCCGAAATTCCGCAACCGTCATAACACCGGAAAGGATTGCCAGCGGGATTCCCCAACGGTCCGCTATCCGCATTCGGTCCGCTAAATAAGGGGTTTCCCGGATGATTCCCCCGCCCGGGTAACATCCTCTGGCGTAATTTCCGTTTCGTCCTCTGTCATTAGCCAAGAAAACACGCGGGCCGCAACTTCCGGGGAAGCGGCCCGCATTAAATCCACAACGTCCGCCCTGGAAAACATCGGCTTACGTTCGGACGTTCTGGCCCGGACCGTCAAGCCGACCGCTACCGCTTCCATGCCGCCGCCCTTAGCTTTGGCCGCCAGAATCTTATCCGATTCGGCTAGCGTCATGGGCCAGGCGTATATGGTAAACCCCCATTCGGGTATATCCAAATGGCGGGGGCCGTCAACGGAAAGAGAGTCAAAGTGCGCCTTGATTTTATCAAGGTAAGGATTTGAAAGGTTGTCCATGCCTCTACCCTTCCCGCGTTGCGTCCGCTAGGCCGTAGCCAATTCTGCCAAAAGCCCGCGGAACGTGAATTCGGCCGATACGATTCCATTTAATGCGCCCTGGCGGGTAACGGATTCAACCGTTACCGCGGCGCCGAAATAGGTTCGGCCGCTCCCGGTATCCCCTTCCGGGTATAACCCGACCGTGACAGACGCCCCGGCGTCCAAAAGCTGTTGGCCGCTTGCGTCCGTTTCGTCCCACCAGCAAGTTATGGAACCGGACCCGTCCTTATGCCCCGCCTTATAGCTCTTGGCGGTATCCAGCATGGCCGTATCCTCTGCCAAATCGCATGTTTCGGTATAGGACCATGCGGTTACTTCCGCAATAACGGCGGTTGAAACCTTGCATTTTCCTTCGTTTCCGTGGTGGTTAGCCATTGCCTAGCCCCGCCTTTCCGCGCCCGTTTAACTTGTGGATTCGGTCAAAACCCCGCGGAAAGTAAATTCCGCGGACACAATCCCATTTAATGCGCCCTGGCGGGTCACGGATTCAATAATCGCGGTAGTGCTGCCGAACCGCGTTGCCAAGGCCGCGTCCCCTTCCGGGAAAAGAATAAGGTTCACGGTTGAACCCGCGTCCATGGCCTGTTGCCCGTTTGTGTCGGTTTCATCCCAAAAGCAAGTAACGGAACCGGACCCGTCCTTATGCCCCGCCTTATAGCTCTTGGCGGTATCCAGCATAACCGTATCCTCTGCCAAATCGCATGTTTCGGTATAGGACCATGCGGAAACTTCCGCAACCGTGTTAGCCCCAACCTTAACTTTACCTTCGTTTCCATGATGATTAGCCATTGCCTTGCCTTTCCTCTAGGGCGCCAGGGTTTCGGGGTCCCCGTCCGCAACCCTGTAATAGATTTCCCATACCATACTAGCAACCCCGGCCGGCTGTTCCAAGTCCGAAGTTAACATTTTTTCTGTTTCTACTAGCGCAATATCCTTTATCAGCAAACCGCCAAGCGTAACATCGGCCCATATTGCGGTTTCTACTTGCTGGCAAATGGTATCCAAGCTGGCGTCAACGTCCGTTGAAATTCTCTGGCAAGCCTGGACCGTGATTTCAACCTTGCGGGTTTGCTTGTCTCCGTCGAATTCCTCAACCCGCGTTTCCCGGGTATCGAATATGGCAAGGCAAGGCAGGGTTGTCCGCGGGTATACCGGGGCCTTATAGACGTTAGCGCCCGTCAACGCCAGCCCGGTTAGCTTGGTCGCTATGGCGTTGCGGATTTGTGTTCTGGCATGGGCCACAATATCAGCTTTCCGGGTAATACAATTGCCACGATTCACCTATTTGCGGTTGAATCCAAGTTGCCGTTGTGGCAACCCAACCCTCTACATATCCAGAAACATCAGGGATACAGTCTAGCCAATAGTCAAGGCGGCAATAATTCCCCCTAGTCAACCCGGTACAGCGTATAAACGGAGTATAAAGCAAGCCCGGGGTTGTCGGATAATATGCCGATATTCCTTTGCGCGTTCCGGTTGTCAAATCCCAAACAGAATAACGGATTTTCCCAATGGGGGACCATGTACTATAGGTTATCTCTATTCTGGTATATAGTCCGTCCGCCGAAATTATGCACGATACCAATTGCGGCATAACCGCAACCGGGCGCGGCTCTTGATACAAAACGGAAAAGAAAAGAGAAGCAAGCCCCGCCGGCTTTTCCATATCGCCGGAAACGGTTTTTTCAATCCCCATAAACCG